GGTGGTCCTCTAGAAAAAAAAGGGGCGGCGGTGGGGGAATCAACCGCCGCCCAAGTTAGCGCACTCTTCCAGGGAGGAAAAATTGTGCGCTTTGTTGGGGAAAGGAGAAAAACCCCAACTAGAAGGGAACGTCGTGGGGAAGGCTGGATGCCTTCGGCGGGTTGTGGGGTTGTACTTCCTCCGGCACGAAGTCTGGCAGCTTTGACGGATCGAGGAAGAACTTCACCTTGGTGCCGTTGCGTGCCTGCCCATCCTTAATGTAGCTTTCGGCGGCCACGTTGATGCCGGGCCGCAGCCCCACCAGGGATGCGATGCCGTGCTTGTTGACGTTGTCGGGGTCTTTATGGCCGCCATGCACACAGAGCGCCTTGAGCTGCTCGCGCCCGATCCTGGTGGCTATCTCCGATGACGGCACATGCACATTCACCCATGTCCTGATCTGGCCAGAGCCATTAAGGTCACGCAGCATGAACTCGATCATCTTGCCGCCAGATTTGGTGTTCTTCCATATGGCCTCGGTGACCTCGGCGTGGTATTGGCCGACTGCCAATGCGCCGCCACTTGCGACATCCACACCGTCTAGGTTTAAATCATTAAACGAAAACTCACTCATCCTCTTGTCCTCTTTTGGTGTGGTGGGTTGTCTTCTTCCATGCGTTTGAACAGTACGGTAATGTCGCTCTCGCTCTCGATGCTCTTGAGCATCCTGTTCTCGTCTCGTACCTTACCGTGCCAACCGCGCACCTCGTCAGTGACGATGTAGCGCTCGACCTTCATGCCGTCTTTGGCATTGCCCGTTGTCACTCTGACGCCGCACAGCACGCAGTCGAAGATACCGGGGAGCTGTGTCTGAACCTGCTTGCCGGGAACCATTGGCCAATACTCGTTCTCGCCCTCGTTGTTCTGGCTTTCCTTTGCCAGGGCGGTGACAATAACGTGCATCGGTAGGTCTCTGATGGCCTTGCAGACCCCTAGCATGGTAGAGGAGTAGTCACCCCATACGGCAAAACCGTCTACCTTCTTTCCTGTCTCCTTGGACTTCGTGTCGGCTGCTGCGTTCGCTGCCCGTAGCGCATGGTCGGCCAGCTCGGTGAGGCTGTCGACGCCGATCCATTTGTAGTCCTTGGCCTTAAATTCGTCGGATCGTACCCAGACGAATATGTCCTTGAAGGAGTATTCGTTTTTGCTAGGATCAGTCACTCCGTCCCAGCTAGTGAACGGCAGGTAGTCGATGCTGGCTCTCCTGATGGAGGAGAGGCCGCTCTCTCCACTGATGATAAAACCTGGCCCATATTCCCGCTGGAAGTGCTTCATCTGCGTTGTCTTGCCCCAGCCGTGGTGGGCGTAGAGCAGCGACTTCCGGTAGGTCGTGCTTTGGTCGCTGGTGTTCTGGACTGCATTCGTGAGGTCCACATCAGCCTCCCTTCCACTTGGTGATCTTTATCCTGGCCGCTCCAGGTTTTCGCGTGAGAGCGTCGAGGTAGGTGTCTTGTTCGGACACACTCAGCGTCTGAAAGGCCCGCTTATCAATACTGGTCTTGCGCCTCACGAATTGTGGGGCGGGCGCCACTCCGCCAACTATCTTGTCCAGCTTCTCACTGTCCCACGACCACGCCTCGGGGATGGTGACGATCACTCCGTGGTCGCCGTGGGTGGCTGTGTACTCGCCGGGTGAGGCAGGAAAGTCGGCCAGGATCTGGAGCTTCATCTCAGCTAAGACCTGAGTCAGCGTTTCGATCTGGGTGGTTGTCCTCAAATAGTCTGACAGAAGTGAGGATTTGTCCTGCTGGGGGGTGTCGTCGGTATCTTCGTCGTCCCAATCGCTCATGTTAAACCTCTAATGTTCTAGTGAGCGAACGATAGCACCTTACCTACTCTTTTCAACTGCTAATTCGTCACCTTTTCAGTACATAAATACTTAAAACTAGCCGACATTCTATCTCTCAGCTCCTTATTGTACTATGTAGGCCCCGTAAAAACCCGAACATGGAGAGCGATAGCCGTGGCGTATCAATTTGACGTAAAGAAGATGCTGAGTGATCTAGGAGGTGTGTCGGAGGTGTCTCGGTCGATGTCTCTGTCCAGAACAACACCATACCGCTGGATCAGCCAGGGGCATATGACGACCAGAGTACTAGGACGCATCAAGGATCTCCATCCCACCATCAACTTCAATCGCTATTTTCGGCAGGAATGACGATGTCGGAGGAGTCACCGCAAAAAAGATTCATGGCCTCTTTATATGAGGCAGCCCTCGAATACCTCGACAACGGGTGGTCGATGTTCCCACTCAGTATCGAAGGAAAGCGACCACTCAACGACTGGAAGGTTTACCAGACCCAACGCCCCGACCTTGAGACCATAGAGGACTGGTTCACCAACGGTGCGCCAACAAAACAAGGCACCCGAGCGCCCACCTTCAACCTGGCCCTGGTAACCGGCAGCCTCTCAGGCCTTCTAGTCGTCGACTGCGACAATCAGGAGGCCCTCGCCTACGCCGCCAAGAACCAGCTCACCTCTCCAATCACTGCGATCACCTACAGGGGCAAGCACTTTTACTTCAAGCATCCTGGCCACGGCAGGCGCTTCGCCAACAAGGCAGGCGGCGTCGCCCACGACTGGCCGGCCCTTCAGGGCCTGGACTTCCGAGGCGACGGTGGCTATGTGGTCGTCCCGCCGTCTGTATCGTTCCACGATGATGGTTCCCTCAAGCACGTCTACGAGTTCAGCTTCGCCGCTGGCTCTCACTGGGACGATGTTCCGATGTGGCGCGGGGTGGCCACTCAGCTCGACAAGCCCGCTAGTGAGATGACCTTCGCCGACTTGGACATGAGCTCCGTCCGCATAGGCAACAGTGAGCCTATAGATGTCGGCGACCAGATCAGGGACAAAACCATCCTTCTTGGCCGCAAGCTGACCACTGGCGACGGCACCGACAGCCTGATGATCCGTTTCTGTGGCCAGCTCGTTCGCAGGGGCCTGGTGAACAGCGTGCTCCTTGAGCGCGTTCGGGCCATGTACGACGAGTGCTTCGAGGACGACTGCGAGGCGGATGAGACAACCCGCTGGCTAGGTGCCAAGATCAAGAGCGCCCTCCAGATGGATCAGGCCAACTATCCCGAGGACTACAATGATCGGGGTGAGAGAGTAAAGCCCCAGGCGCCGGCCGATGACGAAGGTGCGGTCGACGAAGACGACGGTCTCCAGTTCTTCACCTCCAGCCAAGTTGCCGGCCTCATGGCCAAGCTCAAGGCCGAGAAGTTCTGGGCCGAGCCGATCCTCCCCAGCGGTAACATCGTGCAGGTGACTGGCTACAACGGTCACGGCAAATCGTTCTTCTTGACCTCGATGCTCACCTCCCTGGCCACTGGCCAAGAGGGTTTTGGCCCCATGCACAACAATGCCGTACCCCGCATTTGCTACTTCGATTTCGACAACCCTGCCCGCACCCTGTTCGACAGGGTGTTGCGCCAACAGGAGTTCTTCGGCCCCTCCGACGACAACCTTATGTACTGGTCACCCTCCGCTATGGTCGCCGCACGCAAGGTCGACATGAACCTCCTCTACCAAAAAGGCGACGACAACTTCTTCAAGATGCTACGCCGTGAGCGTCCTGACATTGTGGTTCTCGACTCCATCCGTAACGCCTTCCGGGGCATGGATGAGAACGGCACCCAGCACTGGGCCATCGTTAATTGGATGGCTAAACGGGTGCGCGATGAGTTCCAGGCCACCGTCATCTTGGTCCACCACCGCAACAAGCCCGGCCAAGACGGTTTGGGTCGAGAGGCCGGATCGACCGCCCAGCTTACGGACATCGACACTCAGGTGATGATTACGCAGGTCTACAAGGACACCGCCAAGGCAAAAGACCTGGCCGGCATACCTAATGACAACCTCACCGTGTTCATTCCTGACCTCTCATCCGGCGCCCCCGTAGAGCGGTCGATGACTCCGTTTGAGTATATAGAAGAGAGGCAGAGCCTAATCGTACAGAATGAGGGCCGGCTCACCCGCATCCGCATGGTAACGCAGATCAAGTACGGGAAACTCCGCAACGAGACAGAGCTCCATCAAACGCACTATATCGCCTATTTGGAGTACCTCGACAACGGCGAGAGTGCCATCTACTCGACCCCCTCCCGCAAGCAGGTTGCTCGCACATACCACGCGGGTGGCATCACCCTGCCGGCGATTTCGGAGGCGATGATGATGCCGATGATGGTGGTGGAGGAGTGGCTGAAATGATCCAGCGCTTATTAGACGTTAACGACTTTAACTATCTACTAGTCTTTTCGCGAAACTTTAGAAGTGTAATTCCTTGGCCGCAAGGCCAAAGGAATGAAAGGTTAACGACTATTAGGTCGCGTGCTTCGCAATTGTACAAATCCTTCAAACCCCCTGTCAATCCCTTACGGTCATTTTCAGCACAAATCTACTTAAACTCGTCAACTTCTTATGGCTCTCCTTCGGCCTTGGGGCCGGTCGGGCCTGCGCCGCAAAACAACCTGCACGGCCCAAGCCCTTTAACAACCTGGGGGTGCATGGATGCCCCGAGTCTTCGAGGTCTCTCACGATCTCCTCGAATGGCTCGATGACGCTGTAGAGCGACAAGTACCTTACACTCAAATGGCAGCCTACGCCGGCTGCTGCACCGATACCATCAAGCGCGTGCTGATGCGATACGGAATTGTCGAGTTCGAGGGGGCGAAGTATGCCTTCAAGGA